TGTAAGACTGGCTGGTATTGATACCCCTGAGTCTCGCACAAAGGATCTTGCTGAAAAGGCTCTTGGTCTTGAGGCTAAGGATTATCTAAAGAAGCATCTTAAGGATGCTAAGTCTGTTATTATCAAGACTGAGAAGATGGACTCATCTGAAAAATATGGTCGCATTTTGGGCTGGGTATATGTTGATGGTAACACCATCTCTCTGAATGATATGATGATCAATGATGGTTATGCTTGGGGATACCTGGGAGACACTAAGGTCAAGGACTTTGATGCACTAGCAAAGGCTAGAAAGAAGTCTGGCAAGTGAGTCACGTACTTTACTTCACAGCAGAATGGTGCAATCCATGTCAACGTACTAGACCTGTTGCAGAAGAACTTAAACGAGATGGAATAATAGACTTCCTTTTTGTTGACGCTGACACAGAACTAGAACTCCTTGAAAAGTTTGGAGTTAAGTCTATACCTACATACATCCTTCTTGAAGATGGTAGTGAGGTAAAGCGTATGAACGGTGCAAAAACAAGACAGGACTTCCTAGACTTCATTGGAGAATAATGAGCATCAAAAACCAAGCGCTCTTAGAACATCTTGTTCTACAGGGTGCATTAGAAATATCTGGATTTGATATTGATTCTGGAGAAACTCTTTATACAATTACAGATAAGTTAAAAGATGTTTCACCTGAAATGTATGGTGACCTAGAAGAGACATTTAAGTACAACATGTATAAGATGATCGATCAGGGCCCTAAGATTATGCAATGGAGGATTAACGTTGAGTGAAGATGACTTTATAGATGCCTTAATTCTTAATGGTGCATTAGAGATTGCTGCTATTGATATGGAAACTGGAGAGGCCTTATATAAGTTTACAGACAAACTTAAAGAGATATCACCAGAACTTTATGAAACTCAGCAGGCAATGTTTCATGGGGAAATTATGTCACTATGGGAAGATGGGTTTGTTAATTTAGATCCAATGGAAAAGAATCCAAAAGTAACACTAACGCCAAAAGCATTTAGTGCGACTCATGTTGACAAGTTAGATGATGCTAAAAAGTCTACGCTAAAAGAAGTAATTCGAATAATGTTATCAGAATCCTGATATAATTGAATTATGACCAAATATTTTTTAGGATCATTGATCACAATATTTGCCATGTATATTTTTGCCAAACTATTCTATAAAGAACAAGAAAATATTAAAAAGATTAATATTTATAGATATAGTCAAAGCCATATACATCACATAGTAAATCCTTTTATTAATCAAGACAACTTAATAAAACCAAAAAAGATGACTCAGACAAGAAAGCATTATGATAAAACTAACTTAAGAGTTATCATTGTTGAAGATGAAGCGTTTTGGATTAAAGATAATATTTTTTATACAGCACGTATGACCAACGAAGGTGTTGACAAAGAGACAACATCAGTAGTTGACACAATGAATATGGATAAGGTACAATTAGATAAGATGTTGTTCATAATAGATCAACTTAGAGATGGGAAAAAAGATGATAGTGGGAGTACAGGGAACTAACCAGTTCACAGACTATAACGTATTTTTACGTGCTATGGCTGTGGCAATGTCTGGTATGTCTGAGCAAGATGAATACTTTTACATCTATACCGCTGGACCTGTAAAGATTAACTCTATGGTCTCAGAGTTTGTTAATCTATCTGAGCGAGGTATGAAGTCTCGTGGTAAGAAGATTAAGTCATTCAAGGTTCCTCCAAGTTGGATAGAAGAAAACATGAAAGATGTAGACTACTTTGCATTTTTGAGTCAGCCAAAGGAAACCGTTTCCTCATTGGTAGCAGTAGCAGAACAAAACAATACCGAAATCGGTATTTTTAGATACTAGAATGGAATAAAAATGATCATTAAAGAACTAGAACATATGGAAAAGATTGTTGCATCAAACAAGACTTTGGGTTGGGATGGATGGACTGTCGTTAACCAGTATCCGTCAGAGAAGGGCAGAACATCTAAGAATGGTGTTCTTGTTGATTCAAAGTGGTACTTGCAACAGCGCTTTGAGCCAGGTAGCAATGGCTGGGATATACCACAAAAGTTTGCGGTTTAGCATATGAAAAAGCATGAGTGGAAAGATGAAGCCTTATGCTTGGACTACGACACTAATCTATTCTTTGATAAGTACGAAGAAGATGAACTTCTAAGACCAGCAATTGATAAACTATGTTC